CAATGAGAAGGGGCTGACGCTCCTGCTGTACAAGGACGCCAGGTGCGACATGAACATGCTCGACGAGATCGTCGGCCCGGAGAACTGGTCCTGCCGATACTCCGAGCACAAGGGGACGCTGTTCTGTGAGGTCGGACTCTTCACCGCTGACGGATGGGTCTGGAAAGAGGACGCGGGAGCGCCTTCGAACATGGAGAGCCAGAAGGGTGAGGCGTCGGACGCCTTCAAGCGGGCGTGCTTCCGGTGGGGCATCGGCAGAGAGCTCTACACCGCGCCGTTTATCTGGGTTCCGGCCGGAAACTACACCGCCTACCAGAAGAACGGCAAATACCAGACCTATGACCGATTCGAGGTGACCTCTATCGGTTACGAAGGAGACGCCATCAGTCAGCTGACCATCGCCAACCAGAAGACCCATAAAACGGTTTTTGAGATGAAAGGGCATAATTCCACGCCCACGGCAGAAAAACCCGTTTCTGAGCCTTCTGGAGGCCTTGGAGGGCACATCAGCTCGAAGGACTGGACGGTCTTGAAGACGATGTGCAAGGAGAAAGGCGTCGACCCGGAGGAAGTGCTGACCCGGTACGGCTACGGCAAGCCGTCGGAGGTCACGCTGGCGATGTATCAGGACATGATCACAGCGATCGCGGAGGGACGGTTATGAGAGACGATATGGTCAGCCGCAAGGCGGTGATGGATGAACTGGTGAAGGAATACAACCGGAAGGCCAAGGGCGGCGGTCTGGCGCTCGCATGGATCGAGAAGGCGGTGAACACGCCGGACGGATGGATCCCGGTGGCTGCGGAACTGCCTGAGGAGGGTCAGATGGTACTTGTGACCGCCAAGACCCAGAAAGGCATCAAGAGCATCAACAGAGCGTACCAGAGCGGCGGATGGTGGCACGGCTCCGGGAGCATGGCACACGTCACGGCATGGATGCCCCTGCCGGAACCTTATGAGGAGGAAGAAGAATGAACAAAGCAATTTTAACAGGACGCCTGACGGCGGACCCGGAAGTCAGAGAAGGACAGAACACCACGGTGGCGAAGTACCGGCTGGCGGTAGACAGACGCTTCAAGCGGGACGGTGAAGAGACCGCCGACTTCATTCCCTGCGTCGTGTTCGGCAAGGGCGCGGAGTTCGCCAAGAACTGGCTGAAGAAGGGCACGAAGGTGAACGTCATCGGGCGGATCCAGACGGGCAGCTACACCAACAAGGACGGCGTCAAGGTTTACACGACGGACGTCATCGTGGAGGAGCAGGAGTTTGCGGAGTCCAAAAAGGCGGCACAGGTCGAGGTCAGGTCAATTTCTGAGTTCACGGATAAGCTCGGAGACGAGTTCGTGAGTGTACCGGACGACCTTTCCGAAGACGGTCTGCCGTTTAACTGAGTTCCAGAAAAGGAGAAGCAATGGACCTGTGGCAAGAGTTAGAACAGAAACGCCGTGAGCTCGCTCAGGCAGTGAAAGCGCTCGCCACCTATGGACGCAAATACGCGGAGGCGGAGCGGGAGTATAAGGTCCTTCTCCGCCAGACCGCGCTGAAGCTCCGGGACGAGGGCATGGCGGTCGGACTGCTGAACCTTGTGGTCTACGGTGTGCCGGAGGTGGCAAAAGCCAGATGTGAGCGGGACATCGCCGAGGCGCTGTACAAAGCCGATCAGGAGCTCATCAACCAGATCAAGCTCGAGATGCGTATCCTTGAGAGCCAGATGGACCGGGAATGGAGGGTCAGAGAATGAGAAAAGCGAAAGAAGTCAAAGGCATCATCGCCACGATGCCGTTCAACATGAAGAAGGGCAAGATCACCGTGCGGATCATCAAGGACGACAAGGGCGCAAGCATGGCCGTCTGGGGAGATGCGGGTGTCGAGTACATCGTCGATCTCGACGAACTGAAGGACATGCTGGAGGTGGTCGAGTGAGTAAGTACAGCCTTTTACAGGGCGAGGAAAAGCGCTGCTACATCTGCGGCAGTGAGCGGATGCTTGAGCGGCACCACATCTACGGTGGGGCCTATCGCAAGTGGTCGGAGGCATACGGCTGCTGGGTCTACCTGTGCAAGCACCATCACACCGGGGACATGTACGGCAACAAGGACAGCGTGCACTTCAACGGCCTGATGTCCCTCGCCCTGAAGCAGAAGTGTCAGAGGGCCTTCGAGGAGAACCACACCCGGAAGGAGTTCATGCACATCTTTGGGAGGAACTGGCTGTGACAGCGACAAGAGGCAGAGGGGCACGCAACAAGGGAGCCAACGCGGAGCGGGAGCTCGCGCGGATCCTGACGGAGCTGACCGGCAAAGAGATCCGCAGAGGCCAGGTATTCAACCACGAGCCCGACATCGTGGGCCTTGACGGCATACACGTCGAGGCGAAGCGGCAGGAGACCCTGAAGCTGACGCAGTGGTTCGAACAGGCAGAGGCAGCCGCCAGAAAGCACCGTGACGGACTGCCGGCGGTGTTCTTCCGGAGGAACGGCGAGCACTGGAAGGTGGTCATGGATCTGAAGGATTGGGCGTGCCTCTACAGAGGATGGAGACGACGGTAAAAGACAGGAGGAAAAACAGTATGGATGAATTAAAGAAGTGCCCATTCTGCGGCGGAGAGGCAGAGGCGGTCTACCGCTACAACCGGTATAAGCGGGTATGGTTCACGTTCGTCCGGTGCACGATCTGCAATGCGTGCGGACACAGCTACGCCACAGACGAAGAGCCTGATGCGGATAGCCCGATCTGGGACAAGGCGGAGGGCGCCTGGAATATGAGGTCAGCGGAATGAAGGAACGGTTCTATATTTACACGGCATGGCGCGACTCGATGAGCCGACTGACCGACGAACAGCTCGGGAAGTTTCTGCGGATCTATTATCAGATGCAGCTGAAGGAGCTCGACCTTGACTATGAGACCGGCGACCCGATGCTTGACATGCTGCTGGACCGTGCGCGGAACCAACTGGCCTATGACATCCCGGCATATGAGAAGAAATGCGAGACCAACAAGGCCAACGGCGGCAAGGGAGGTAGACCTAAAAAAACCCAAACGGTTTCTGGAAAAACCCAGAAAAACCCAAACGGTTACGATATTGAATCTGAATCTGATATTGAACTTGATTCTGAACTTGATTCTGAACTTGGGACTCCTTCGGAGTCATCAAGAAAGAATGTAAAGAAAGAACCGCAGAAGCGGTTCCGCCCTCCCACAGTCGACGAAGTAGAGGCATATTGCCTTGAACGCAACAACAGGGTCAACGCTGAGCGCTTCGTGGACTATTACACATCCAACGGCTGGAAGGTAGGCAAGAACCCCATGAAGGACTGGAAGGCAGCCGTGCGGACATGGGAGAAGCGCGAGGACAGCAATGTGGTGAGGATGTCGAACGCCCAGCAACACAGCAAGGACATCAATGACACCTTAGACAGGATTATAGGAGGACAGATATGAACCGAAACGAAGCCGGGGTACTGGTGAAGATGATCGCCAACTTTTATCAGCATGAGTATGCGAAGGTATCACAGGAACAGATGAAGTTCATCGTGGACATGTGGGCGCTGACTTGCGACCAGTACACGCTCGACCAGGTGATGGCTGCGTTTAAACACTATGTGTCCATTGATGTGACAGGCTTCGCTCCGAAACCGGGACAGGTGACGCAGTACATCACGCTGGCGGATGACATGAAGCAGCTGAGCGAGGGAGAAGCATGGAGCATGGTCCTGAGAGCCGCGTCAAACGCGATCTATGCGGCGGACGAGGAGTTTGAGAAGCTCCCGGAGCTCGTACAGCGTGCGGTCGGTTCATCCCACGTCCTGAGGGAGATCGCCATGGAGGACACGTCGAACAACAGCGTGACGGAGAGCCACTTCAAGAGGTCATACCGCCAGCTCGCAGAACAGGAGCGGATGAAACGGAGAATGTCGCCGGAGACATGGAAAGCGCTCGAAGGACACGGAGAGGAGGCGCTGCCGGGATGAACGGTCAGATGATGTTAGACCTCGGCGAGATTAACCCGCTCCGGGAAGTGGCAAAGACAGCCAGCACCTACTGGGAGCAGTCAAAGGACAAACTGAGGGAGTTGTACAGCCAGGACCCGGATGAGTACGACTGGACAGTCTCCGTGCGTCATGAGTATTGTCCCTACGAGATCGCGGGGCGCTGGGGCTTCGGAGATGGTCCGAACACCATCGAAGGATACAGCATGAGCTGTCAGGGTGTGCGCGTCGTGTACTACGACATCTGCGGAAGGGAGAAGGAAATCAGGAGAAGTTGGAAGGACTTCGCTGAGGAGATATGGGCGCTCATCCGGGGAGGTGAGTACACATGATTATGACGATAGCAAAATGGATCCTGTTCATGGTCATTCTGGCGGTGTTAATCATCATCATCTCGGTGGTGGCGTGGGTGATAGTCGGGATCGTGAAGTGGATCCGGGAGAGGAGGAAACATGGATAACCTTATCAGCAAACGGTCAGCAACCGAGCGGCTGATTATAGCAAAGACACTGCTTGAATCGGTATTACAGGACATGCCCACCGCCGAGCCGAGGAGGGGGAAGTGGATAATCTGCTCAGATGGCTATTATCCGTATTGCTCCGTGTGTAACTATCGACCGCACGAGATGACTAACTACTGCCCGAACTGCGGAGCAAGGATGGAGGAGAGCGAATGAGTT